ACCTACAGCCAATGCAGTTGACTTATTACATATAATATAAGTTGCGGTATCAGCTGCATCTCCATTTGCAGTGATTGTCACCGATGTAAAAGCAGCCTTTGAAATCTGAACTGCACCTTGTCCTTTTGTCGTTAAAAATATATTTAAGTTGGATCCACCACCCGTTGCTGATAATGTTGGACCATTTGATGATGCACCATTCGCAACGGTAAACTCGTTAACGGCTGAACCTGTGGCGGTCACCTTAAATAGTTCATTCCCATTTGTATCATTTAAAGATGTACCAACTTTAGCCGTATTTATAGTGGGTGATGTTAATGTTTTATTTGTTAGTGTTTGTGTATGTGTATCTAATACAATATTACCACTAGCATTTGGTATAACAACACTTCTATCTGCAGAAGGATTTTCTACATATAGTCTTGTTTCATTTGCATCAGCCGTTAGACCTTCAAATAAAACTGCGCTATCTTCAAATCTAACGCTTGAAGCTAATGTTGAACTGTCTCCAGGAGTTCCTAAGAAATCATATATTTCTGTAAAGTTAGCATTTATCTTAGTTGCGGCCGAGCGAAGAGTATCACCCGTTCCATCATTAGCCGAACTTCCTGTTGAAATGTTTTGTCTTGCCATATTATATGCTCATTTTGTTTATGTTATTTATATGTTTAAACTGCAGAGTCACTGTTATACTTCGTAAAAATTTCGTTATCCATGGTCTCGAATGTCATTGACATATCTGGTCCTGGATTAGCGCTATCATCAAAAGTAAATGAATTTGTCTGCAAGAGTTCCTTAATTGATGTGTAGTAGTTTGAAAGACTATTTGCTGTATTAGAATCACCAACAAGTTCTGATATTGGTTGATCGAGTCTCACCCTGATACCAACTCCTGATGTAGAGTCTAAGATACCGGTAATATCTGAGAAAGGACCAATAGGAGATAATAAAGCCTCACCAGATGCGATAATGTTTGGTGCATCTTCTTCTAATGGATCGACACCGAAAGGTTCAATTGTTAGCAAGGCTTCAGTTGCTGTTAATACTTCTCCAGCAAAATGAAATCCTGCGGGATGTACAAACTTTTTATATAAGTTTTCGTAGTCAGTTACTGATATACCACAGCGTATTAATATAGAAAAGATTTGAAACTGAGCATTATCCTGTATAAATTTATCAGATTCAAATCCTATTCGTGATTGACCAACGGTAAAGATTTTATCTTTTGGAAAAGAGACTTCAGCTTCTTGATTGAAGAAACCTCTAAAGAATCCTTCTGCCGAGTTTAATGACCCTTTTGCTCGATAAAAGTCGCCAAGTAATTTAGCCATCAATCTCGGTTGTTTGAAGAATGATGAGGCCTGTAAACCGTTTCCTATCTCTTTTATCAGTTCATCTAGATTTGACGCACTTGTTTGAGCTCCATCTCTTGCATATACTAACTCATTCAATACGTGTCCAAACCCATGAGTTTGATCACTATCCAAATGGTCATAATATTTTTCTAAAAATGTAATAAGTTTTGGATTGTCTTCTTCAAAATACTCAGGCAGCACTTCACCAACTTTAGAAGTCCTTAGCGTGACTTTTCTTCTATTCAGGTCTTCTAAACTATGGGGCATGATTAACTAATAACTGTTGGTGTATTTTGAAAGTCTAATGTCGCGATTGTGGTCGATAGATCCGCATCAAATTTTAGTATATGTTGACGAAGCGGTCTTACAGTGCTTTGATCTGTTGGTGTTGATGATATTTTAATAAAGTCTCCTTCAATTGCCGTAGGATTAAATTGAGTCAAAGTTATCGTACCACTATTAGCAGCATAAGATCCAATATTATCATTAACAATTCCACCCGTTGAATTTATTATTTGAATTGTATTTGAAGACAATTTATTTTGTAAACTACATGTTACTCCAGAGAAAGTAAAATTAGATGAAGTAATAACGGGTGTGGTGTCATCGGGTTGAGCTAATTTAACTGGAAATGTTACTTCATAATCTGTTGCGGTACCAGTGGTTACCGTAAGTCTTCTTTGAAGTTTTATGGTCATGGAGGTATTTAATATCGCAACCGATAATGCATCAATTTCTGCAAGAAGAGCTGATCTTCTAAACACTTTTCCAAATGCATTTAAATTATCCGTAAAGAATTGCGATATTTTATTTTGAATTGAAACACCAGTTGTTTCCGCGGTTTCACCTGTTAAATCTGGATCAAAATTAAAAGATGTAGTTGCTTCAACAAATGTATCGATTGGATCAGCAAATTCTGTATCGATTGACATAACCGCAAGATTATCCGTGAGCCTAGACTTTATTTGATCTTTTGTTGATGTTTGAGTATCAGTTGTGACATTGTCTTTAAATTTTAAACTAACATAAACCGATCCAAAATCAGGTGGTATATTATCATTCCCTCCCCATGCAGCGATATCATCTAGAACTGATGAAAAGTTTGCGTTAATTATGGCCTTATAGTCTTCAGCCGTTACCATTCTTTGTTGTGCTGAAAAGGCAGCAGGTGCATTAAGTTTTATGGATGTTATTGTTTCCTTAGCATCTCCACCAGCAGCATTTGATACAACAGTAACGGTCGGTGTATATGATGTTGCTCCAATTGTTACCGTACCTGATGGCGTAAATGAAGAAGCTCCATTGGGAGCCGCTCCTAGTACTTGAAAATATTTTACTTCAATTTTATTACCGGCTACTGGGGCTTGACCAAGAACGTTACCTTCCCCAAAGGTTAGTTCATAAAAACCATTTGGAGTTTCTCTTACAATAAAAACTCTAGAAGTCGTATCAACCCTTACTGCAGATTTTATGTCAGTATAAGTTGAAAACGTTGAAGATGAAGTTGTATCGAATACTTTTACCGTTATTGTATTTGTATCAACAGAATCATCTGGTATTACATAAATCTGTTCGTCCTCAGTATCTCCCACTATAAAAGTTTTAGTTTTTACCACACCTTCTTTTATTGTTAGGTTTGCACTACCGGCAGTTGTTTTAAATGCAAAGTTACCCGATCCATCATTAGCGGCCGTATGATCTTCAGTTGTCATGAATGTAAAAGTAACGTCATCAACAGATGTTGTAAATGATGTATTTGCTGGAAGAGTCGCGCTCAGTGTGGTCGTATCAGACGTTGCCGCCGTAACATTAACAACAGCTGATGAAGCGGTTTTTGATCGAGGATAATACCCTAAGTTTTCAGCGTGTGATACAACCGATGATCTTAACTGAGCAGAGTTTAAAAACGATTCGTTAACCGCTAGGTTTGCGGTTAATCCATTAATGTGAGTATTGTATGCTAAAACATCTAGTATGTTTGATAATCCACTGGCTTCAAAGTCATAGTCTGAAAATTCTGATTGTTGTTGAAAATAAGTTTTAAGACTTGATTTTATTGTTTCAAAATCTAAATCTGTGGATTTTATTATAGCCATTATCTTAACCTCGTAAGCTCTAAATTTAATTCGGCAGTCTCTAAAGTATTCAATATTTGAAATTGAACCAGTACGTCCATGGCATTAAAATCTTCTTTTAATAAAACTTGTACACCCATCACAGCCGCTCTGGGTTCATGGTTTTCTATTGCTAGTGCTATAGATTCTTCTATGTCAACGTTATCGGCATCTTCACTTAAGCTAAAAAGATAACTATTTAAATTACCACCAAAATAATAATCAAAAGGCTTTTCACCATTATTTGTCATCAAAAGATTTTTAACTGCTTGTTTTACAGAGGCCGCATCAGTCTTCTTAAAAATATCTCCGTTAGATTTATTAGTAAAAGTTAAATCAATGTCAGTATAAGAAGCAGTACGAGATGTTGTAACCGGTCTCGTACTGAGATTTCCATCTTCTTGTGCAAAGACTCTAGCCATTTACCTTTTTCTTCATACCGTCAGTTATTTTATTTGCCATGTGAGAAATTAAAACTTTTCTCATCGCTACCGCTCTATCTCGAGATGTAAACATATATTCTCTTACATCATCATTATCAACCCTTAAACTAAATACAAAGAACGCTCCTTGTTTTGTAATATTACTTGCAGATCCAAGGGCTATTCTGTTTGGATCAACTCGTGTACCAAAATTAGTTTCTATTATAGACATATGTCCTCCTAGTCTTTATTGCATTGACATTGGCAATCAACACAAACATCATTAACACATTCTTTACACTCTTCATCACAATGACATTTATGATTGCATTTTTCACAGTTACTATTACACATACATGCCATCTACTTCTCCCTATTGTCTTTATTTATATCATTCTACGTTAACTGTTGTGGCACCAGTTGTTAAAACTCCTGCATCTACAGCATCGCCAATTCGAGCAACTTCTTTACCTTCTACAAATACGGTCGAAGCGCTTCCAGTTATTGGTGCCTGGTGTGGGAAAGTATCTGTACTATGCACAACTGTCTGGTCATCTTTACGCGCTACTAACTCTCCTTCTGCAAATACTGTACTTTGAGTTGGAGTGTCTAGTGCTGAGATTAAAGTACCACCATGTCCAGTTGTCAATGAATCTCCTTTTCTACAAATAAAAGCCATTATATTGCTGATCCTGTATTAAACCAAGATGCCTGATTAACAACCTCTTGTTCAACCTGATCTAAGTTTTGATTATCTGCTTTTTCTCTTAAAAGTCTATTTGATATAGCAGCATGTCTACCTTCATCTGTTCTTTGAAAATATGCTAAAGTACCATCTTCAAGTTTTTTATTTCTTTCGTCATATATCGCGTCAATTAATTCTTGCTGAGTTCCACTATACTTTTTAGTGATGGGATCCCACTTGCCAGTTCTTGCTAATGCTTTATTAAATACACCAACCGCACCATTATTTCTGCTTGCTGAGCCAGGCCCATGTTGTATGGCTGTACTAAAAAATGCTTCCTGTACACCATTACTCATTGTACCATCACACAAGTCTATACCCGTTGATTTTTGTAATTCATCAACTCCTAAATCATAATGTGATCTTCTTATAAAATCTTTTTGAGCTTGTTGAAATCCTGGACCTTCAGATAAAGTACCCCATTTATCTCCAAAACCTTGAGTATTGTTTATGGCAGCTGCAGCTCCACCTACTCCAGAAAGATCAGCAAAAAAGTTTTCATTTGGATTATTTGTGCCATTGTAATCAGGGTTTGATGATAAAAATGTAAAGAAGTTATCCATAGGAGATGTCTTATCGCCATTAACACCTCTATCAGAAGATATCTGATGAAAACCATATGATTTTGTAGTTCTCCCACCAACAACATCAGTGAATTTTTCTGTGCCTATTATGCCAGCTTTTCCGTTTGATTCATACTTTTCAGAAAGTTCACCAAGTGTTGATCTTTTACATTTACCTGGTAAGCCTTTCAACCTTTCAATAAGTGCTTCATTTACTTGTGAATTACGTGCTGTATCTGCATTTGGGTAATTAACACCATCTTTTGAAGTTATCACATTACCCTCTTCATCTGTAGTTTCTCCACTTCCTCCAGCGCTCTCTTTGTCTGGAGCCTGATCACCATTCCAAGAAAGTGATACACCACCAAGATTTAAATCAATTTTTGTTCCTTCAATATCAACCTGTTTATTTGAAAATATATTAATATTATCTAGTGATGTTAAATTCATAAGACCCTTGACACTAAAGTTACAATCACCTTCAACAACAAAATCTAGATTACCTGTAACATGTAACTTATCATCTCCAGTTGCAGTTCTAAATCCATTCTTATGTTGTGTGACTA